GATAGGAACAAAGAATACATGAGGGAGATGTGGGGAACCAATCGCCTCGTCTCAGACTATGGTTCGATGCAAAATTTACCTTCAAAAAGAGTATTAACAGAGGTAATGCATGATACTGCACCTCGTCATGACCTTAAAAAGCAGACGGAACTGCATGAAAAGATTCGTAATGACGAAGATTATGATGATTGGTCATATGGAACTGAGCCAACATACGGAAATCCTTGGACATAAGTATAAATAATCCAAGAAACTACCTGACAAATGGCTATAAACAGGGTATCAAGGGCTTTTAGAGACATTAGTTTGTCTTTTGAGCCCCATCCTGTCACAAAAGATTTGCCGATTCTCAAAAATGAGAATGCAATTCGTCGTTCTGTAAGAAATTTGGTTGAAACTATACCTACTGAAAGGTTTTTTAATTCAGATTTGGGGTCTGATGTTCGCTCAAGTCTCTTTGATTTCATCGACTTTGGTACTTCATCAGTAATTGAGACTCAAATTCGCACTACTATTGAGAATTTTGAGCCTAGGGTTGATAATTTATTCATAAATGTTGACCCAAGACCTGATGATAATGCTTTTAATGTAACAATTTTCTTTGATATTGTCGGTCAGGACTTTCCAACGCAAGAATTTTCGTTCCTATTAGAGGCAATAAGATAAAATATGCCTTTCACTAAATTTACAAACCTAGATTTTGACCAAATAAAAGCCTCTCTGAAGGATTATCTCCGTGCAAATTCAAATTTCACGGATTTTGACTTTGAGGGGTCTAATTTTTCGGTCTTAATCGATACTTTAGCGTATAATACCTATATTACAGCGTTTAACTCTAATATGATTGTGAATGAATCCTTCTTGGATTCAGCAACATTGAGAGAAAATGTCGTATCTCTTGCTAGAAATATAGGATATGTACCACGCTCTAGGAGTGCTGCTAAGGCAGTTGTAAGTTTTGATGTAGCAACTAGTGTAGACACTGCTTCATTGACCTTACAGGCGGGTTTAGTGTGCACTGGAACGACGAATGAGAGCAATTATATCTTCTCAATACCAGAAAATATTACTACGACAGTAGTTGATGGTGTTGCTTCCTTTACAGACATTGAAATCTATCAAGGAACTTATCTTCAAAATACTTTTATTGTTGATGGGTCTCTCGATCAGAAGTTTATTCTTGATAATTCTTTCATTGATACATCGACAATTGTAGTTCAAGTAAAAGGACCTTCTGATACTGGACTAGGTAGAGAATATTCACTTGTTAATAATATCATTGATACAAAATCAACATCTGAAATCTATCTGATACAAGAAATTCAAGATGAGAAGTATGAACTTCTCTTCGGAGATGGATACTTTGGTAAGAAACTCGAAGATTCAACTGTAATCACGGTATCTTATATCATCACTGATGGTAAAGAAGGTAATGGACCAGCAAACTTCTCTTATCAGGGAAGAGTATTATCGGCAAATAATGCGATTGTAGTTCCAACAAACAATGTAACTATAACAACTACTTCAGCGGCAGCAAATGGCGGTGATATTGAGTCAATTAACTCTATCAAGTACTTTGCTCCAAGACTATATTCATCGCAGTACAGGGCGGTTACAGCACGCGATTATGAAGCAATTATTCAAGACATCTATCCAAATACAGAATCTGTCTCTGTTGTAGGCGGTGAAGAAGTAGATCCACCACAATTTGGTAATGTTTTGATTACGATTAAACCGAAGAATGGTGATTATATCTCCGATTTTGATAAGGAACAGATATTAACTAAACTGAAGCAATATTCATTATCAGGTATTAATCAGAAATTATTAGACCTTAAAGTTCTTTATGTTGAGATAGATACAGCAGTTTATTATAACTCATCACAAGTAACAAATGTGAATGATTTGAAAACTGCTGTTATTTCAACACTGAATACCTATGCACAATCTAATATCAACAAGTTTGGTGGTAGATTTAAGTATAGTCAAGTTTGTAAAGTAATTGATAATGTAGATAATGCAATCACATCAAACATCACTAAAGTGATTATGAGAAGAAACTTGAAAGCACTTGTAAATCAAGTTGCACAATATGAATTATGTTTTGGTAATAAGTGTCATATAAATCCAGATGGATTCAATCTCAAAACCACTGGATTTTCAATTAGTGGAAAAACTGGAACTTTCTATCTAACAGATACTCCAACTAAAGATGCTAATGGAAAACTCACCAAAAAAGGTGTAGTATCAATTGTTAAAGATATTGATGCTCAAGGAAACTACCCAGTCGAAATTAAGTCTGCTGGAACCATAGATTATGAAACTGGAGAACTTATGTTGAATCCAATCAACATATCATCAACAGTAAAAGCAAACAATGTAATTGAGGTTCAATTATATCCAGAATCAAATGATGTTATTGGTCTCAAGGACCTGTATTTGAGTTTTGCTGTTGGCAATAGTAAGATAAATATGGTTAAAGATACTATTACTTCCGGCGAAAAGATATCTGGAGTCGGATACAAAGTTACTTCAAGCTACTTAAACGGAGAACTAAAGAGGGTATAAGATGATACAAACAGGTGTTGGTGTTGATAAGAGAGTACAAGTACAGCAATTAATAGATAACCAGTTACCAGAATTTATTCTATCAGAAAGTCCAAAAGCAGTAGATTTTCTAAAGCAATATTATATTTCTCAAGAATATCAGGGTGGTCCTTTAGACCTTGCTGATAATCTTGACCAATATCTTAAATTAGATAATTTAACTCCAGAAGTAATAACTGGTTCTACAACTCTGTCTGCTGATATTACTTCTTCAGATGATGTTGTTCAAGTTGCATCCACTAAAGGTTTCCCAAATCAATACGGATTATTCAAGATTGATGATGAGATCTTTACCTACACTGGTTCCACAACAACATCTTTTACTGGTTGTATTCGTGGTTTTAGTGGAGTCACCAACTATCGATCAAAATTAAATCCAGATGAATTAGTATTTGAAGAAACTAATCAAGCAGCACACACCTCTGGTGCTACAGTAACTAATCTCAGTTCTCTCTTCTTAAAAGAGTTTTATAAAAAACTCAAGTATTCTCTGACTCCTGGATTAGAAGAAGTTGAATTCGCTTCTGATGTTGATGTTAATAACTTTATTAAACAAGCAAGAGACTTTTATCAAGCAAAAGGTACTGAAGAATCTTTTAGAATTCTTTTCAATGTCTTATATGGAGTAAATCCAAAAGTAACGGATCTTGAAAGTTATCTGTCAAAGCCTTCTGCTGCAAAATACTTAAAAAGGGAAATTGTAGTTGCAGAAGCAATCAGTGGTGAGGCTAAGAATTTAATAGGTCAAACTATTAGAAAATCTTCCGACTCAACAACACAAGCACCAGTTTCTGAAGTTGAAGTCTTTGCAAGACCTGGTGTAGGCACTTTTTATCGTCTCTATCTTTTTGTTGGATATGATGATAATGATTTAATTGAAGGCAATTTTACTATCCAACCAAAAACAAGAGTAATTCAGACTGTACCAGTTGGGTCATCTACTATAACTGTAGACTCTACGATTGGTTTTGCTAATTCTGGAACTCTCATTTCTGGAAATAATACAATTACATATACTGATAAAACTATTAACCAATTCCTTGGTTGTAGTGGTATTACTGAGGAGATTGCTTCAAAATCTGATATCAGAAACGATGAGTATTATTATGGATATGAGAATGGTGATACGACTAAGGAAGTTAGAATTCGCTTAACTGGTGTATTATCTAAGTATGAATCTATCATTGATAATTCTTTAACTACCGAAGGTGAGAAAATTTATGTTAAAAATGTTGGTGAAAGAATTCTAAATCCAGAAGATGATAAGAGTTATAAGCAAATTTTTGCTAATTCTTGGGTTTACAATACTAGTACTCGTTTTGATATTGAAAGTATTAGTGGATCTAACTTTGTTGTAAAAACTGATATTGATAAGTCTCAATTATCTGTTGGCGATAAAGTTAATATTCTGAATGGATCTACAGAAAATATCGTCCATTCAAACGCTACTGTATCATTAATAGACAATGCAAATAGACAGGTTGTTTTAAGTGATCTTACTGGATTTACGGTTGATCCTAATCAAACATATACTTTCAGAAGAAATCTAAAGACAGCATCAAGCTCTGGAACTCCAATTGCACAAGGTAATAATGTAATTACTAGTGATATTCAAAATGTTTATAATGAAGACAATGAGTATATGTATGTCACATCAAACTCATTACCTTCCTATGAGATTGATAATAATGTTAAAAAATCCACCCTCACATCTGCAGTAAACGGTACCAGTCTTCTTGGATATAATCAATCAACAGAAAAATATTCTATTATTTCTTTCCCATCTTCAGTTCCTTTCTTAACTGGCGATGAAGTATATTATAGTGCACAGACAGATGTTTTAGATGGTCTTGAGGAAAAGACTTATTTTGTAAAAGTATTGTCTCCCAATAATAGAATATCTCTTCACGATGCAAGATCTTTAATTGATGCTGGTATTGCAGTAGAGTTCAAATCAACAAATACTAGTGGTTCTCATTCACTTACTTTAAATTATCAGAAAGAAGAAGAAATATATCCACAAAAACTTCTTAAAAAATTCCCATTACAGCATAATATTAAGGATGGAACTTCTATTAATACCGAAGTTGGATCTGTTGGAATGCTTATCAATGGAGTTGAAGTATTAAACTACAAATCTTTAGATAAGATTTATTATGGACCTGTTAAAGAAGTAAGGGTATACAACAAAGGAAAAGATTATGATGTAATTAGTGCCCCATCAGTAACTGTAGATGACCCTATTGTTTCATCAGGAACAACAGCACTTGTGCAACCAGTTATTAGTGGAAGTGTAAAAGAAATTCTTGTAGATCCACAAAACTTTGATATTCAAAATATTCCAGCAGTATCCATTTCTGGTGGTAATGGTTCTGGTGCAGTTTTACAACCAATTCTTGAAAAAAGAAATAGAGAAGTATTCTTTAGTCCTAAACCAACAACACAAGGTGGTGGTATTAATGTAACTGATAATACTATCACTTTCCAATCCCAACACTATTTTACAGACGGGATGGCTGTTGTTTACGACAATAAGTCCGATAACACTGTTGCAGGTATTTCTTCAATCAGTAATGTTGGTATTGCTACGGTTTTAGGTAGCGGTAATAATAATATTCAAAATACAACTCTTAGTCAAAATTCTCTTTATTATGTAAAAGTAATTGGTGCTAATGTTGGTCTGAACACAGTTCAACTGTATACTAGTCAGACAGATGCTTTATCTGGAATCAATACTGTTGGTCTTACCACACAGTATGGTAATGGAGTCCAAGCATTTAGGGTATATGAACCAAAGAATACTTTAAAAGCAGTTAAGGTTATTAATCCAGGAACTAATTATAGAAATAGAAAATTAATTGCAAAACCATCCAATATATCAATATCGGATGATTCTATTGTATTTGAGAATCATGGTTTTGATGACGGAGACATTGTAAATTATTCCATTGATACTGGTGGTGTTATTGCAGGTGGACTCTCTACAACAACAAGTTATCGTATTTTAAAAGAAGATAATAGTAGATTTAGACTTGCCAATGCTGGTGTTGGAGCAACAATTCTAACAAACTACACAAGAAGAAATTTTGTTGGTATTACTTCTGTTGGTTCTGGTTATCAAATCTTCTCATATCCAGATATCACTGTAAGTGTCTCCGTTAATTATGGTGATATAACTGGAATAGGAACAGACAATGTTGGTGTAATTACTGCTACTCCTATAGTAAGAGGAGAAATTATTGATGCTTATTTGTATGGAGAGGGAACTGGATATGGATCTAGTACATTAAATTTCCATAATCCACCAAATGTAACAATAAGATCTTCAACAAGAGATGCTGAATTTAAAGTAATCACATCACAAGGAAAGATTACTAAAGTTCAGGTAACATATGGCGGCACTGGATATACATCTGCTCCAGATTTAGTAATCAATGGTAAAGGTATTGGAGCACGCTTGAGAGCGATTGTAAACGCTTCTGGAGTGCTTACAGCAGTTGTTATCTTAAACCCTGGTGCTGGATATGATGATACGACAACGATTTATCCTAGACCAGTAGGATCTTCTGCAACAATATATGCAAGTGTTAGAGATTTGAATGTCAATAGGCACAGTAGATATAGTGATGATTCTGTTTTAAAGAATATAAATGGAAGCACT